CCTCAAAAGTCTTTCTTCCATATTCCTAATGTTCCTGAAATAACTGAAGCACTTACACAGGCGTATAACAGAACTCGTGGCCCATCACAAAAAGCAATTGATTTTGCTAAACAATATGATGCAGATTTGGTTTACGAGACACAATGGAAACCAACTTTAGACAGCATATTTAGCAGGGTCGCTTCAGATAGGCTTAAAAAGCCCACAGAAGCAAAATAAGACACTTTAAGGTTCTAGGGGTAGACGGATGGTGGGTCAATTATGAAAGTTGTTATCACAGGTGTAGGTGGTTTCTTAGGAAGCCATCTAGCTGATTCTTTCATTTCTGCTGGCTGGCAGGTGACAGGGATAGATAACTTTTTAGGTGGGTACAAAGATAATGTGCCTGACCAAGTTGATTTATTTGAAGCCGATTTACTTGACCTGGAATCGTTGAAAGAACCTTTTGCAAACGCAGACCTTGTTATACATACAGCGTGCACAGCTTATGAGGGTTTATCTGTGTTCAGCCCAAGTCTAATTGTTGCGAACACAGTTCAAGCAACCACTAATGCTTTAACAGCGTCAATACAAAACAATGTTAAAAAGTTTGTTTACCTTTCATCAATGGCACGTTACGGTGACAAAAAAGGTGAACTGTTCACAGAAGATATGACACCTAACCCACAAGACCCTTACGGCATTGCAAAATATGCTTCAGAACTTGTTGTTAAAAACTTGTGTGAAACTCACGGACTTGATTGGGTAATCCTTGTCCCACATAACATTATTGGGCCAAGACAAAAATATGATGATCCGTACAGAAACGTTGCATCAATTTTTATTAACAGAATGTTGCAAGGCAAACAGCCAATCATTTACGGCAAAGGCGAATCGTTGCGCTGTTTCTCTTTCATTCAAGATGTAATAAATCCTTTGATGGTTGCTTGCGAATCTCCTGAAGCTGTTGGTCAAATTATCAACATTGGCCCTGACGAGGAACATATATCTATTTATGATTTAGCTGTAAAGGTCGCAGAGATTATGGAATTTGACCTAGACCCAATCTTTATGCCTGGTAGACCACAGGAAGTTCTGATTGCTCTATGTAGCTCAGATAAGGCAAGGAATCTTTTAGGTTACAAGACTGGAACAGATTTGACTGATGGTTTGAAACAACTCGTTGAATACATTAAAACTCGTGGGGTTAAACCTTTTGATTATCACTTGCCTTTGGAGATTGTCTCAGATAAGACACCTAAAACTTGGTCACAGAGGTTGATGTGAAAACTTTGCAAGAGATTTATCCTAACTTTCAGGATGCTGATGGTTGGGGTGATAAAGGCACAGCTCATTCTTATATTGATATTTATGCTAAGCATTTAACTAAAAGATTTGGTGTGAACTTTTTAGAGATTGGTGTTCAACTAGGCCACTCGGTTGCTATGTGGCAGGACTATTTTATGGAGTCACAGGTTTATGGAATTGATGTGACTTTATCTAACGTGATTTTTGATAACTTAGAGAACGTTTATGTTTGTGATGCAACAGTTCAAGAGCAGGTTTATTCTTGTTTTGAAGGTAAAACTTTTGATTACATTATTGATGATGGAAGTCATAGGGTTGAGGATCAGATTAAAAGTCTTAAAATTTTTTACCCATATTTGAATGACTCAGGTAAATACTTTATTGAGGATGTTAATGGTGATAGCAATTTGCAATCAATTAAAAACTATTTGAAACAAAACAAAATGAGCTACAAAGTTTATGATTTGAGAAGTATCAAGAATCGCTTTGACGACATTTTGATTGTAATAACTAAGGAGACAAAATGATTCCAGCAATGGTTGTGCCAATAATCAACGGCTATCAATATCTTGACAGGATGATGGAAACCATAAACTACCCAATCCAAAACTTGATAATTGTTGACAATGGTGCTTCAAAGAATGACTGGACACCAACTTGGAATCAATGGGTATCAAAAGTTTGGCATCTCAAGTTCCCCTCAAACTTAGGTGTTCCAGGGTCGTGGAATCTTGGAATCAAATCTTTACCAATGTGTGATTACTGGCTGATTTCTAATGCAGATGTTGAATGGGCTGAGGACTCTTTGAAAATGTTTGCTGAGGAGTCTGATCCGAACAAAATTGTTTTATCTAACGCTGGTGCTGCTTGGTGCGCTTTCACTATCGGTTGGAAAGTTGTTGAAAAGGTTGGATTATTTGATGAAAACTTTTACCCAATCTATTTCGAGGATAATGACTACCAGCACAGAGCTGAATTACAAAACATTGAAATTGTTGAATCATTCATCCCTGTTGCACACGCAAATTCTGTGTCAATCAAAAATGGGTATGCTGAACGAAACAATGTGACTTTTCCAGATAATCAAGAATATTGGCAACACAAAAAGTCCAACAACATTACAACTGAAACCCCTTGGAATATTCGCAGGATTAGGCGTAACTCCTGGGATTAAATTGCAATAGACTAAGGGCTAAGACTTAGGAGTTATTTTGGCTATCACAAACGGCTACGCTTCACTTGCAGAAGTGAAAGCGGCCTTACGCATCACCGACTCGGTAGATGATTCATTATTGGATATGGCAGTTGAATCTGCGTCCAGACTTATAGACGGATATGCAGGGCGACAGTTTTATTCATCAGGCACGGCAACAAGATATTTTGTAGCATTGGATGATTTCAATGTTGAGGTTGATGACTTAGCTAACGGAACTGTTACTGTTACAACAGCTCAAGACGCTGATGGTGTATTCGACACAGTTTGGAAAACAACTGACTACCAACTTGAACCACTTAACGGTGTTCTTGATGGCATTGCTTGGCCTTACACAAACATTCGTGCCGTTGGCGACTACTTGTGGCCTATAACTGGTGGAGAAGCTTTAATTAAGATTCAAGGAACTTATGGTTGGCCTGCAACACCTATCGCAATCAAACAGGCTTGCATAATTCAGGCATCAAGAATTTTCAAACGTTTAGACAGTCCTTTGGGCGTAGCTGGATTTGGGGATTTGGGCGCTATCCGCGTATCTTCACAACTTGATCCAGATGTTGCACAACTTGTAATGCCTTATAGGCGAATGAGAAATATTATTTAATGGCATCAATTTCAGCAATCAGAACTGGTCTTGCAACAAGACTTGGAACTATTACAGGATTAAGAACTTCAGCTTTTATGCCTGATAACCCAAATCCACCTATTGCTGTTGTTATGCCGTCAAGTGTTTCTTATGACGATACTTTTCACAGAGGTATGCAAACTTATGTTTTTAATGTTTTGGTCATTGTTGGCCGCGTTGATGAAAGAACAGCGCAATCAAGTCTTGATGGATATGTGTCCAGCACAGGTTCATCTAGCATCAAATTAGCAATTGAGGGTGACAAAACTCTTGGCGGGGTTGTGTTCGATACAAGAGTTACTGAGATGAGAAACTACGGCCAACTACCTGTTGGTGAGGTAACATATCTAACAGCAGAGTTTACAATTCTTTGCTACGCAGACTAGGAGTAATAAATGGCAAAATTTGCAGCAACCGACCATAAAATTACTGTTGGTGGAGTGGATTTCTCTACTTCCCTTAACAGTGTTGAATTGTCACAAGAAGCTGACGACATTGAGACTACCGCTTTTGGTTCTTCTTGGAGAACTAGAATTGGTGGCTTAAAACAAGCATCACTAACACTTAACTTTATGCAAGATTTTGGTGCAAGTTCAGTTGATGCAACACTTAACCCTTTGCTAGGATCAATCGCAACTGTTGTGATTGTCCCTACAAGTGGAACAGTAACCGCAACAAATCCAAGTTATACAATGACAGCATTAGTAACTCAATACAGTCCATTCGCAAGTTCCGTGGGCGATATTGCCAGTTTTTCTGTCTCTTGGCCTGTGACTGGATCGGTCACTCGCGCAACCGCTTAACTAAAAAAGGAAACAAATGAAAATCAACCTGCGCGTGAATTACAATGATGGTAATTCAAAAGAAGTCGTTTGTTCAGCAAAAGACCTAGTTGCGTTTGAGGAAAAGTTCAGCAGGTCAGTAGCAAAACTCGAAGCCGAGTTCAAACTAACTGACCTGCTTTTTCTTGCGTGGCATAGTGAAAAAAGAACTAATGCAACTAAAAAAGATTTTGACAACTGGTTAGATGAAGTTGACGAAATTGGCGTTAGCGACAACGACCCAAAATAAAACCGCTCGGAGAATACTCTGAGCATTGGTTCATTGCTTATTTAGCTTGTGAAACTGGGATTGCTCCCTCTTTGCTTTTACAAGAGTCTGACCGTATGCTTTTCACATTAGGTATGTATCTGCGTTGGAGAGCATCCGAACAAAATAAGAGGTAATTGTGGCTATTGGTCTACAAACCGAAGTTCGTGGACTCCGTGAAACTTTACTTGAACTTAAAGCGTTAGATAAAACTTTGTACGACCAACTGAACTCTGATATTAAAAACTCTGCAATGCCTTTTGCTATGTCTATCCAAAACGCTTTACCTAGAACAGCTCCTCTATCTGGTTTCACTCACGCTGGCAAAACAGCTTTTAGACAATCAGATAATAAAGCTGAAGTCAAAACGACAACAAAGAAACCTAGAGCTGATAGACCTACCTCTTTGTTAAAAGTTATTATCAAAGGTCGGGGGTTAGCGATTGCTGATATGGCTGGTCGTAAAGGAACAAGTGGTAATACTGGTCGTTCTAAACCATCAGCTCGTAGACCAACTGGATATAGGTTAAATGGTCAAGGTGCTGCCTTAATTAGAAACTTAAATAAATCTCACGGGGCTTCACGTTTTGTTTGGCCTGCCGCTTTGAAAAATCAGAATTTGATTGATAATAGTATTGAACGTTCTTTACAAGAAGCATCTGCAAAGGTGAACCGAAACTTATTGGTGGTTAAGTAATGGCAATTATTGTACCAATTCTGACGCAATTTGATGATCGTGGTATCAAATCTGCTGTTAGAGAATTTGAGAGAGCCAAAGGTACTTTAGATAAATTTGGTGCAACAGGTAAAATCTTTACTGAAGTTGGCACAAGTTTAACTAAGAACTTAACTGTGCCTTTGATTGGTCTTGCTGGTGCACTTGGAATAATGGTTAAAGGCTCGATTGAAGCCGAAAAATCTCAGCAACGTTTAAGACAACTTTTACTAAATACTGGTGGAGCTACAAGCCAACAAGTTGATGCACTATTGCAGCAAGCAAAAGCGTTAGAAAAAGTTGGTGTTGTTTCTAAAGAAAACATTGTTTTAACACAATCACAATTGGCTACTTTTGATTTACAAGGCAGCACAATTTCTAAACTTACGCCAGCAATTCTTGATTATGTAACAGCCGAAAAAGGTGCTGCTGCCTCAGCAGATGACTTTAAGTCTATGACCAACGGTTTAGCTCAAGCCTTAAATGGCAATTTTGCCTCACTTACAAAAACAGGTTTCGTATTATCAGATAACGATAAGAAACTGATTTCTTCTGGAACTGAGTCTGAAAAAGCTGCAGCAATTGTAAGAATATTAAATTCTACATATAGAGACTTTAACGCTGAATTAGCAAAGACCCCAGAGGGTCAAATGATCAAATTAAAACAAGAATTTGGTGATTTATCAAATGAAGTTGGTGCTGCACTTTTACCTGTGGTTATGCAACTTGTTAAATTCATCAGAGAAAGTGTAGTCCCTCAAATTCAAAAATGGGTTGATTTGTTTAAGCAACTAAGCCCTGAAACTATCAAAGTTGGTTTGTCTATTGGTGCTGTAGTGGCTGCTATTGGGCCAGCATTGATTGCCATTGGTTCACTTATTACTGCGACTAAAAAGTTTATTGAAGTATTCAAATTGTTATCTATTGCTCTTGCAACTAACCCAGTTTATTTGGTTGTGGCAGGTTTAGTTCTTTTGGCTTATGCACTTTATAGGGCTTGGCAAACTTCTGACACGTTTCGTCAAGGTGTTGTAAAAATGGCCAATGCTGTTATTGGTTTTGCTGAGAGTATTGCTAACTTTGCAATCAAAGCCTTAAACAAATTATTTGAGGGTCTAAACTTTTTAATTCGTGTTGGGAATAAAGTTGGACTTAATTTAACTGAAATTGCTAGTATCGGTGAGGTTTCATTTGGTAAGTTAAGTGTTTCCTCAGTTGAAGCCAAAAATAGTATGGGTGCTTTAGCCGCACAAACAGATACTTTAGGTACTGCTGTTTCTGGTACTGTTCCTGATTTTGGCAAATTAAATAATCAGATGGGTGATACCACAGATAAAGCTGGTAAGGCAACGGATTCAATCAAGAAACTTAAAGAAGCTGCTAAGGATGCTGCTCAGGCAGTTGTTGATAAATTAGAAGCATCTTTGCGTTTAGCAGAATCCGCTCTAGATGATGTCAAAGGTAAATTTACTGATTTTAAGAACGCTATTAGTAGCACGATTTCAGGTATTTTAGATTTTGGTAAGGCTGCTGAGTCTGAGAATTTTCTTAAAGGTTTAACTGATCAAGCTGTTCAAGCAACAGCTTTTGCTAACAAGGTTAAACAGTTAGTTGTTTTGGGTCTTAATGAGCGTGCTATCCGTCAAGTTTTGGCAGCAGGTTTTGAGGCTGGTTCAAAGATTGCCGATTACATTATTGCTGGTGGTCAAACAATTGTTGAGCAAGTTAATCAATTAACTGATGCTGTTGCTTATGTTGCTGATGAAGTTGGAACTATGGGTGCTGCTAATTTTTATCAAGCTGGTATTGATCAAGGTCAAGCCCTTGTTGATGGTATTAAAGCCGCTTTAGAAGCAGCTCGTGCAGAATTAAAAGCAATTGTTGACAGTCTTTCAACTAGTTCTGCTGGTGCTGGTGGCGGTGCTGGGCCAGAAGTTCTAGCTCCTACTGGTGGTAATCCACCTGCTAAACAAAAACCTGTCATCAATTTAAGTAAGTTAACAACAAGTGCTGTTTCTAAAATTGCTTCAAGTATGAGTGGTGCATCTGATGTTGCTGCAAGAAGCTACACAGCTCTTGCTCAGGCTTATGGTGTAACACGTTTTGCTAAAGGTGGAATTGTTACTGGCCCAACTAATGCTCTTATTGGTGAAGCTGGCCCTGAAGCTGTAATCCCTTTGACAGGTAAAAATTCTGGTGTAATGGGCGCTATTTACAATATAAGTGTTAATGCTGGTGTCGGAACTAATGGTGCACAAGTTGGCGCACAAATTGTTGAAGCAATTAAAAAGTATGAACGTACTTCTGGTCAAGTATTTGCGAGAACATAAATGGCTTTACCAACAAAAACAGTTGAGATCGGTTTTGATTTAAGTTCTGCCGGCGGTCCTTTTTTTACACTTGATGACGCAGTACAAGGAAAATTAGATAACACAAGTTTCACTCTTGGTGGTTCACTTTTTTATGATGTTTCACAATATGTTGTTTCGATTAACTCAAATCGTGGTCGTTCACGAGAATTAGATAAATATAATGCTGGTTCTTTAGAAGTTGTTTTTGATAATACAACAAGAATTTTTGATCCAATGTATTCATCTAGCCCTTACGCAGGTCAAATTGTTCCCCACCGTGAAATAAGAGTCAAATCTAACGGTTCAGCAGTTTTTTATGGTCTTATTGATGATTGGAATCTTAATTACAATCCAAGTGGTGATAATACTGCTTCAGCGATTGCTTCGGATGGTTTCACTCTCTTAGCACAACAAACTTTGTCTGCATATACGGCAATACCTCAATTAACTGGTGCACGAATAAATGCTGTTTTAGATAGACCTGAAGTTAATTGGGATTCAGCAAGTAGAAATATTGATACTGGAACAATAAGTTTGCAGGGTGATGCAATTTCTGAGGGTAGTGGCGTTCTCAATTATTTGCAAGTTGTGGAAACAACTGAATCAGGAAGTTTATTCATTGACAAGTCTGGCAAGATAACTTTTCAAGATACTTTATCTGGTCCTAGTTCTGTCGGTTTAGTTACTTTAACTGATGACGGAACAGGTGTTCCTTTTAGCAATGTTGCTGTGGTTTACGGATCAGAACTGCTTTACAACCGTGTTGTTGTCACTAGAACTGGTGGTTCACCTCAAATAGCACAAGATACTGATTCTCAAAACTCTTATGGTATTTCATCTTTGAATCTTGACGGTTTGTTATTTAATTCGGATGCAGATTCTTTGGCATTGGCTAACTCTTTACTTGGTTCTTATTCTGAACCTGAATACCGTTTTGATTCTATGACTGTTCAAATGTCTGTACTTTCTACTGCACAACAAAATTCTTTGCTTGCTTTAGATTTAACAGATCAAGTTAAAATAAAATTTACGCCAAATGGTATTGGATCACAGATAGTTAAATATGTTCAGATTACTTGTATTGAACATAGGGTCGGTATATTTGTTCACGAACTTACATTCCGATTCAGAACCCTTGAATACGCAGAGTTTGTGCTTGATGATGCTGTATTTGGTCTGCTCGACACAGGTCGTTTAGGCAATTA